CACAACATACTCGCTGTAGATAACGCATCTCAATTACAAACAGCAGAAAATTGTGTAGTAACTCCTCATGCTCCTGGTGCAGTAGTAGCAGAAGTTCAAGACGCTTCTCAGGCTCAGACAGCGGGGAACGTAGTTCTTGTACAACACAATATATTAGTAGTAGACAACACTACTCAGGCTCAAACTGTTGATAGTGCAACCCTTGTACAACACAGTACTCTTGTTGTAAACAATGCAAGTCAGTTACAAACATCTGAGAATGTATTATTAAAGGTAACTCTTGCTGTACAGAACGCACTACAAGATCATAGTGCAGAGAATGTAACATTAGTTCAACATCATACTCTTGTGGTACAGAATAGTTCTCAGGGTATGACTAGCGATATTGTAGGACTTGTACAGCACCATGTACTTGAAGTACGGGATGCTTTACAATTACAAACTGCCGAAGAAATAATTTTCTACATAGCACCTGCGTTCTTGACTGTAAATAATGCAATACAGAATCAAACTACAGAAGGTATTGACCTTATACAGCACAGTATACTGCTAGTAGATGATGCAACTCAATTACAAACTTCTACAATGGTGGACTTCAATCTATACGTTCTAATTTTCTTACTAAGTTGTGTAAGACAATATAGAAATGACTTAGAAATATATAGGGACGATGTGTTCATCAAAGATTTGTATATAAATAACCTAGTAGTAAAAGACTTTGGAAGAAAGTAGGAGACATAATGGAAGAGATAGAAAAACTACGTTTAGGAGATGTAGGCACAATATTCAGAATAAGAATCATTGATGTTGATGGTGTTGTTGATCTCCATGATTGTACAGTAAAACAAATTATATTCAAGAAGCCTGATGGATCTTATGTAGAACAGGAAGCAGAATTCTATACCGATGGTTCTGATGGATATATACAGTATACATCTGTTTCAGGAGATTTAGATCAGGCGGGTAAGTGGCGTATTCAAAGTCATGTAGAATTTAGTATTAATGATAGTTGGCACACCACCACAGATTCCTTTTTGGTTTCTGAGAATTTGGAGGACGAATAATGGCAGAATCTATTGATTATCTAATCCCATTTCTAAGAGTTAGAATAGGGGATATTGACAGTGCATCTTACCGTTATATGGATGAATGGCTATTAATAGCCCTTATTGCTGCCGTTAGAGGTCTTGAAAGATACTGGGGAAGCAAGTATAAGATTACTGAAGGTGGATCAGTAACTAGAAACACTTCCTACGCTGACTTTGAATTTGCCGAATCTGAGGGACTTATTCAGAAGAAGGATGAGGATATTATCATTATTAAGACAGCACTTATTGTATTAGAGGGTAGTCTTGAGAATTCAGCCTGGGCTATCGGTTCTTGGAGAGACGCTGAAATTTCATACTCTAACATTCAAGCAGGTAATATAAGGGGAGATACCATTAGAAACTTGAAGGCAGAATTGGACAAATTAATAAAGTCTCCATCAAAGAGGCTATCACACGGAACAAGAGCTACTATTTTGGAAGAGGTAAATGGTACGGAAGTTGTACCAGAGGATTTTCGTAAATCAATTATAATATAAAGGAGAACGAGGATGAAGGATAAAATTAATATACTATGGGTTTCAGACCTGGTAACACCAACAGGATTTTCAAGAGTATCCCACTCTATACTTGCTAACCTTCCTAGGGACAGATATAATATTGTAGGACTTGGAGTAAACTATAGAGGAGATCCACATGGACTTCCCTTTCCAATATATCCAGCACAATTTGGTGGGGATTTATACGGAATAAAAAGACTAAAGGACGTATTCAAACGACATCCAATAGACGTAGTATTTATACTAAATGATGTTTGGATTATAAATTCTTACCTAAATGAAATAAAAGAAATTTTTGGGAAGGAAACTCCTCCAAAGATAGTAATTTATTTTCCAGTAGATGCGGTAGGACACTCCCCCTATTGGTACGATAATTTTGATATAGTACAGAAGGCGTATACCTACACAGAGTTTGGAAAGAAGGTGGCGGAAACTGCGTGTCCCACCTATAATTTTGGGATTATACCACATGGTATTTCAAAGGATATTTTTCACCAACTGTTTGAAAAAAGGAACCAAGCTAAAGAAGTTCTATTTGCTAACTCTAACAACAAAGACCTGTTTAGTGATGAGTCGTTTACCTTTCTAAATGCTAACCGTAATCAACCAAGAAAAAGACTGGAATTGACTATGGAAGGTTTCAAACTATTTGCAGATGGGAAGCCAATGTCGGTATCTCTATACATGCACTGTGGTAATGTAGATGCAAAACATATAGATGTTCGTGATCTTGCTTCCAGACTTGGAATAGGTAAGAGATTAATTGTATCTGGAAATGTTTCTGGTATTCAGGGAGTTTCAGATAACAAACTAAACCTTATTTATAATGCCACAGATGTAGGACTAAACACATCTTTAGGGGAGGGGTGGGGACTTCCAAACATGGAACATGCTATTACAGGGGCTCCCCAAATTGTACCAGACCACAGTGCTTGTGGAGAAGTGTACAAAGACATAGGCATCCTGATTCCTACCCACAGTGATTTAATGTTGGATGGTGGGGCTATGACGGTAGGTAGGTTAGTAAGTCCAGAAGCAGTAGCCGAGGCTATGGAAAAAATTTATACGGATAAAGAGTTGTATAAAGAGCTATCTATCAAGACTGTAGCTAAGTTCAGTTCTAAAGAATATAATTGGGAAACCATAGCTAATACTTGGGATAGCGTATTTACAGAGGTAGCAGAATGACAATAGTTTGGCCGAATGATACGGGTATGGTTATAGACGCTATTCGTGATGCGATAGGCAGAGAAGTTGAATTCATATATGTAGCATCATCATATGAGTGTTCTGGATGTAGTTTAGATCCGGTAACTAATACCTCGGATAATTCTTTTTGCCCTATTTGTTCTGGAGCACATTGGATAGATGTAATCTCAGGTTTTGCTGTAGACGCAGTAATAACCTGGGCTCCATCTGATAGACCAGAGTGGCAAAGCGGTGGACAGATGCTTGGAGGAGACTGTATTATCCAAGTAAAATTAGAGGATGATATTCTTGAAATTCTTCCTACTACAAAAACTGTAGTGGTTGATGATAAGGTAATGGAGATTAAAAAGAAGCAACTTAGAGGAGTTAAGGGCCTAAACCGCATCTTAATCTCCCTAATAGAAAAGGAGTAGAGGATATGGGTACAAATATTGTTCAACAAGTGGATATTCTGGAGGTATTGACCTCCGTTGGTAAGAAGAAGAGAAAGTTACAAGCAATACTACTACAAGAACTAGAAACTATAGTTCCTAAGGCAACACCTGAGTATGGAAAAATGAGAAAAGTAATTCTGGATGAAACCAGCGATTATGCTCGTTCTGTAGTAAGAAGTATATTTGGAGATATAGAGGTTCCTGATTAATGTTCCAAGATATTCTCAAGGCAGTGCAAGATGAGTTTAATCGGCTATCAAAAGAGAGACCTAAGGGAGACAAAGAAACTGGTTCTTATACCAGAGAATTGTACAGACTTAGAGCTCAACTAGAGGCTGCTCTTGAGAATATTACTATTAGTTTGGACAATCTTCAAAGAGCCGTAACAGAAGTACCAAGACAATTGGCGATTAGTATGCGAGACAGTTCTAAAGCCAATAAGATACTGGTTAAAAACTTACGAAAAGCCATCAAACTAAACAGAGAGTTTGATACCCCCGCTTTTAGTGATAATCTTATGTCAGCTTGTTTAGATATAAACACTATATTTATAAGTTATGTAGGTGGTGTTTTCAATGTGGAAATTCGTCTAAACGATACTGCTGGAAGTGTAGAAGATTACGCCAATGCAGTAAAGGCAGTAAGAGCGGAAATAGCATCAGAGAATGGAACCAAGACCCCTGCCGCCGCAAGTATGATATGGAAAAATATGTTATACATACCTGCCCGTGAGGGAGGTTCAGTAAAGAAACGTATATACAGCCCCCATAGAAGAAGGTCTAAGGTAGTGGATGTTACCGAGGACTCAGTGGCATATTATTGGGGCACTATCAGTAGAAGAATGGCTATGTCAGGAAAACTAGCCCCCTATTGGGAAATACTTGATAAGGGTTCTTTCGTAATGGAAGGATCTGGTGGAACTCCTTACCCAGAAAACATGCCTACAAATTTTGTTGGGAATACAATTTTAGAGGTAAGTCAGCTACTTTCAGAACAGGCTGGAATTAAGGTGTCGTCAATAAGAGACCAAATTAGACTTCTAGCCAGCGAGAGAGCTCAAATAGAATCAGCTCTTGCTAAGATTAGTTTTGAGATGGAAAAGGTTATTTATGGGGGTCCCACATCCCTAGAAATCCCAAATGCAGAACATAAGATACAGCAATTTATGTCTAAGGTTGGTGATTGGGAAAGAGCACACGGAGTAAAGGCAAGCAGAGCCAAGATAGAGCAGGTAATGAGGGCTCTGAGAAGTGCTGATATTTCAGAACTTGGTGTAACTGCAGCAGGTCGTATAGAATTGACTGCTCCAGGGTCTTCAGTACGCTTCAGACCCTTTATATCCGACATCATTAGCGGTTTTGAGATATAATCTATATGATAATTAAGGAGGATTCAAAGTGTTTCTTGAGAGAAAAGAGGATCTAGCCATATATTATTGGCTGGTAAATAGCTTTGCATCGGTCACTGGAATGAAGATAGTAGATGGATTTCCAGAAGATCCTTTAACCCTTCCTACAATATCTGTAGATTGGGATGAGACCAATATAAAGGACTTTCAATTGGGAGATAGATCTGGAAGCAGACTTAGAACCTGGTACATTGATGTGTATGCCAAGAACAAATCCACAAGAGATGAGTTCTCATATAAGATACACAATGAATTGAAAGACGGAATTACCGTATATGATATTGTTAATGGTGCTCCTACAGCAGATAGAATAGGACACCTGAACATTTTACAGAGACGAATTAAAGTTGTTAGAATAGACCCAGAACTTGTTAGCACTATGTATTATAGAGCTTCCATTTCTATTCTAGCTGAGAATGATATACTTCAGGAGGATTAAAAACGGATGGCTAAAAGACTAGCAATTCCATCTAAGGAAACCCAGCTACATATAGTTGGGCCTAAGGATGTTTTCAAAGCATCAAGGGTACAGAGGCTGAGCCTAGGTACTGACATCCCTGCTACTACAGTGGACGAAATTGGTAACTCACTGCATGTTGGGGATACAAAAGACACTCCTAATGTGACTCTTACATTCTCTGCTTTTGACACAAGTATCAAGATTTTCTCTGCCATGACAGGAAATAACCCAGCAGCTTACCCAGTTTCTGGTGTAGATATTTCACAACTCGGACAGATTGACGCAATTCTTTTCACAAAGAGTGCAGATATTGCCGACTATGTAAAATCAGGTCATGCCAAAAGGTTACAAATCAGGGACTTTTCATTTAGTTATACTGTAGACGGAGAAGCAACAGAGGATTACACCGCTGTTGGTTCAGAAAGAAGGTGGTTGAAGAATGATGTTATTGTAGATAAGTTTTCTACAGGAACTGGTTTCACATCAACTCAAATTCCTATACAGTTGAAAAATGCCAATTATGGTCTATCATGTATTGTAGACGGAGCATACTTAGATGAGGTTTCTGGAGCACCAGCCGCAGGTGAATATAGATTTACCGTAGCAAAGGCTCTAACCCTAGGAGTAGCAGCAGCAAGTCAGGTTATTTTAGTGTATCACTCAAGTCCTACCGGAACTAACTGGTCAGATATTAGTGATGATACAATTCCTGCCGCAATCAAGGGTAAGGATGTAGGCGTACAAATCCTAGCAAATGATATTCCAAGAGTGCAATCAATCACCCTAAACGGTAACTTGAATACACAGCCTGTAAAGGAACTTGGTAATAGAAATATTACTGGATACCAGCGTCAAATCCCAACCATTGATGGTACTATCACAGTACTAGATACAGACACCGAACTTATTAGCCTACTAACCGTAGGTACTCTAAGTGGTGCGGATGTTGAGTGGCAACCTGGCGAGGGATGTACCAGCGTAGATCTTTCATTGAAGATTGAACTGATGGACCCATGCGATACCGAATCACCTTACACCGTACTAAAGACCGTATACCTACCATCTATCTCTATAACAGGCGATAACTACACTCAAAATGTAAACAACAATGCACAGGTAGTTTTCAACTTCAAGAGTGCAGATGCACAGTGTATTGTCTACAGTGGTGCAATGTAATCAAAAGCAATAGAATATAACTACCCGTAAGGGTAAAGCCATAAAGGATGATTTTCAAAGGGGCTGTAACTAGAATAAAATCTGTTATAGCCCCTTTCTTTTTTGTAAAGGAGAGAGGATATGCCTGTCGTAGAGAAGAATGATGTTGATATTTCTAGCCTATTCCTATGGAGTAAGCAGAGTACCATTCAAGGACTAAAGAAAAAGGATATAAAGATATATATTCGACTACTTGGAGATGCGGATATAAATAGAGCCAGAGTTATGGCTCTTAGAAGAAGTGCTGAACTACGCAAGTCATTAAGAGACCCAGAATCTGATGATAAGTTAGCATTTATTCCAGATCAGGCAGAACTTAATAAGGATGTACTGGTAGAATCTATCATTATGTATACTCTTAGAGAGATTACTAAAAAGGCCATGCAGGACGTAGTTATTCCTAAGCCAAAAGATCCTGGTTCAGATGCGGATACAGAGAGAATGGAAAAATTCCAGAAGGAAGTAGACGAGTATCCAAAGGTACGAGAAAAAGCAATTAGGGATCTCATAGAGAAATTGGTAGCCGAGAGAAGGAAAGAACTAGCAGAAAAGGATGAAGATTTCCTATATAAACAGTATCAAGGTGTACTTATTGGAGAGCTATGCGAAGAAGAGTTACTACAGAGATTTAAGGAAGGATGTGTGTTTTTTGGTACATTCAAGGATAAGAAATTCTCTGAAAAATTCTTCAACTCCTATGAAGAACTGGATAATCTTCCAACAGAAATAAAAAGAAAGTTGATTGACGACTACTCACTGTTGGAGATAGAATCTGAGAAACTAAAAAAATAGCGGGGAGCAATGCTATGTCAGCTATTTGGAGCGTGTCGAAGGCATTGCAAATCCCGTTGGACAAGAAGCTGACAAAATTGGATGAAGTGCCTCACACCATAAGTTTTGTTATAAGAAAGAGGCAGCAAATAGATAGCTTTAATGAGCTTCCCAAAGAAAAGAGACCTCCAGAGGATATAATTTGGGATGGAACCTCAGAGGATATAGATGAGTGGCTTGATAAAGTATTCAAAAAAGATAGTAGGGAAAAGGATGCAACAATTCTAATTACCGATATTGAGGACTAAAATATGCCTAGTAGACTAGAACAATTTGCACAGCAAGTAAGATTAGCGGCTATAAATGTAACGGACTTGACAAGACTTCTTGGTTCCGCTACTACAGTATTGGCCCAAATGGATAAGGAACTATTCGCAACCAATGGAAACTTAGTAAGATCCAATACGGCTATTGCTAATATAGCCGCTAAAAGAACTGCTCTTCAGACCCAGATAACAGCCGCTCAAGATCCAAATTCAAGGGTTCCAAGAACTGATGTTATGGCTATGGAGCGTAGATTAGCATCTCTACAGGCAAGAGAACAAATTCTAACAACTTCCTTGACCGCTAGACAAGCCTCTTTTAATGCTCTGCAAACTGAGAGAGCCGGAATAGCTCAAATATCCCCAACCCAGGATATTATTACAAGACTTAAAGCAATACAAACTCTTACTGCTGAATACAATCGTTTGGGACAAAGTATAACAAGGATGCAAAATCTAGGACCTGCTGGAGCAGCTGGAATACAGAGTCTAAACAATAGAAGAATGGTAGTAAGGGACGTTATGGATCTGAACTGGAAATCAGGTCCAATGGATTACTTTAATCTTCAACAGAATACTCTAGGTGGATCTGCTGCAGCTCAGAGATATGTACAGAACCAGACATCTCTAGCAAGAGCCAACCAAATGAGGCAGGTACTATCAACTGAACAAGTAAGAATAAACAATGCCAGTACTGCATCAGGATTTTATTCCTTTGACGATATTCGTAAACTTGAGTCCATAGCTAGAGCTCTACTAAGAATTCAGGAGATAGAGCAGAGACTTATACAAACACAGTCTCAACTAGGTATTCCACCAATACTAAATCAGACTACTCCTCATCCTCAAGCTGGAGCAAATGCCAATCTTCCTCCATATGCACAAGCATGGAATGGAATGACCCCAGCTCAACAATCAAGACAACTTGCATTGGATAGGGATGCTGCTGACGTAGAAAGGACTCAGCGTACCTATCAAACAACAGATAGATATACCAGTGCAAGAAAAATAGCAGAAGAACGTGGATTTACTCCAGGAACTCTAAGAAGTATTAAGGGTTCTGGTATTGAGGGTATTGAGAAGCTTACTTATGCTTACAAGGATATGCAGGGAATAAACAGAGAATTAGCTTTATTCACCGACATAAATGGTAGGGTACTTCCAACAGCTTCAAGACAATTTAGTAATTTTGCATCATCAGTAGGTAGAGACTTCAGAGAACTTATGAAGTGGACTATTGCTATTCAGCTTATCTATGGACCTATCAGAAAACTACAAGAAATAATGACTCTTATGATAGGAAACGAGGTAAGACTGGCTGACGCTTCTATTGCTGTCTCCGACTCTACTCTAAAAATGGGTCAGATATTTGATATAGCTAATGATGCTGCTAATGCAATGGGTGAAAATGTTTCCGAGGTTATTACTAACTTCTCCGAAGCATATCAAGCAACAGGTGGTATGGGAACTGCTATGGAAAGAACAGCAGCAGCCACCCAACTGATGAACGATGCTCTAATCCTGTCTAAACTATCTTCTCTAAATGCCACACAATCTATTGATGTTCTTGCCTCTGCCCTTAGACAATCAGGAATGGAACTTACAGAGGGAGGTACTTTACTTGACAAGTGGGTTAGAGTTACTAAGGTAGCTAATGTAAGTCTTGATACTCTAGCCACAGGTTTCTCAGTATTGGGTGAGGCAGCAAGTGCCGCAGGTCTAAATGATGAGCAATTAAACGCAGTCCTTGCAGTAACTTCGGAAACAATGGGGGTTACTGGTAGGGAAGCTGCTAATATGGCGAGGTCTTTTGTTGCTGGTTTCCAATCCGATAAAGCTGTAGCTGCACTTAACTCAGTTGGTATTGCTACTAAGACTACCAGTGGAGAAATGAGAACCCTCTTAGATCTTCAACGGGATCTATATAACGCTAAACAAGCGGGTACCATCTCCCCAGGAGTATACTCGAAACTAACTCTTGCAATAGGTGGTGGTACAAGGAGACAGGCAGCGGTAGCTGGATTTATTGAATCCTTCCCCCGTATAAGTCAAATAGTAGATGCACAATCAAATGTATCAGGCCAAGCTTCCGCAGCTCTAGCAAAACAACTAGATACTGTTCAGACATCCATGACCAGATTACAGAACGCTTTCCAATCTCTAGCCCAAAGTTTGGGGGATGAGGGTGGTCTATTAGATATATTTAAGGTAGTATTGGATTTATTCTCCGCAGTAACCACTATGGCGGACAAGATGTTTGAGAGTGTCGGAAAAGCCGGACCCGTTCTTGCTCTAGCTCTGGGAGCTGGAATTATGATAAAGTCTCAGGGTCCTCTGTGGACAAAGAATTTTGCTGGTAGTGTGGGTGTTGGAGTAGCTAATCTCACTGGTGGGGTAGGACCAAACGGAGAACCAAATAGATATGGAACTTTTGCACAGAATGTTCTATTGGGGGGTAGACCTACACAACCAGGAACACCTGCAACAGCAATATCAGCAGAAAAAATAACTGGAATAGTTGGTTCTGCCATACTTATGGGCGTATTACCAGCTCTTACCAACTTTGGTAACTACGGGGCAGGGAAGGATAAGTTTGGTGCTGCAAAAGGAACTGCTGATATAATAGGAGCTGGAATAGGAGCTGTTCTTATTCCACAAGCTCCAATGATTGGTGCAGCTATCGGAATGGCAATCTCGGAGGCATTTGTTACTGCAGCAACCAAGGATTTAACAGCATTATTGGTTAGCGGAGGAAAGGAAGTTGCTTCCGGACGAGGAACATCTCAATATGATACAACCGTTCAAGAAAGACTTGGGGGTGGTAATGCGAAACAATGGTTAGCCAGTATAGTAGCCTGGATAGATGCCACTGCAATCAAGGCAGTTGTTCCAAATATACCCGAAGGGTACGGAGCAAAACTACCAACTACAGAGAGTGTGTTATATCAATGGCTTGGAAAGAATATCTTTGGTGGTGGAGAGAAGGCTGGAGGTAAAGAAGCACAGGCAGAATTTGATGCGTGGTACAACTCACAAATAGCCTCTGGAGCAATAACACCAGAAACAACCTTTAGACCCTTTGAAGATGCAACAAAAAAGGAACAAACCGATCACGGTGCTTACATTGATACCCAAAGAAAACTAAGAGAACAGGAATTATTGGATGATCTAATAAAAGGAAAAACAACCCCCACAGCCTATACAGGAAAAATGGAGGGTCTAGGAACTTTTAAGGAAGTATCAACAAGATTCTTTGCAGCATTTGGGGATGAATGGATAAAGATAAGTGATGATATAAATACAGCCGAGGACGCATATTCAGCTTTCATGGATATATTTATGTATGGAGGTGAGGAACAAATTGCAAGTTTGACTGCTATGGTAACGGATGTGGCGGAACTTACAGCTAAAGTAGAGGCACTAAAGGAAGCTGGTGCAAGCAGGGAAACTACAGCTCCATTAGAAGCAGAAATAGCAAGACTTCAGGAAATATTAGCTCAAAGTGCTAATGCAATGGCAAATCAAACCTTTTTTGAGAAGAATCCAGTACCCCAAATGTTTAATCAAGGACGGGCTATTACTGGTGATAAGGCCATGCTAAAAGAATGGCTACTAAGGAGTGGAGCCGCAGAAGCGGGATTCTTAGGTTCTAAGGGTGGTGGAAATCAAACCAGAGAACAAATAGAGGCATATAGAACCCTTACCAATGAAGATATATCAATTCCTATTGAAGAGGGAGGACAGATAGTTTACAAGAAACTTACTCAACTAGCTGAAGATCTTGGAATCCCTCAAGAGCTAATAGGAGGGGATTGGCTACAAAAGATATTTGATGAGATGATAGCAGAAGGTAAACTGGATATAAAGATAGAGGTAGTACAAAAAGGACTAACCGATATTGGACTTCCTAGAAGTCAAGAGGGACTACTTACTCAATGGGTAAACTACTTTACAGCCATGTTTAAGAATTGGGGAGTTACCGATGAAACCAGACCTCAAGTTATTATTTGGGAAGATGGTCAATGGAGCGAAATGAAGGCTGGAGATAAAGCCTTTGCTATGGCTCAAGAGAAGATGAATGAAACCCTTACCAAGCAACTTGAGCAGGGTATGTGGAATATTCCAGAAGGGGCTACCTGGATGCTACCTCTACAGAGCGCATACTACAATGGACCTCCTCAAGGATCTGGCACCCCACTAGGACCTCCAGCAGTTACTCCAGGTCCTGGTGGTGGACCCATATCTCTCGATAAAACCAGATGGCCAGTTCCAGACAAAAACTGGTATACCTATCCAGCTGGAATTGCTGGTTCTACAGGAAGTGGATTGATAGAACCACCAAATCCAGATCGTAATAATTCTAAACAAGCCAAAATAAGTGAGGGACTAATTGGATTAGGCGGAGGAGGACTATCTGAAGGAAAATATGGTATAGGAATCGGAGCTCCTGGTTCTCCAGGAACATCTCCAGCTACTATATTTGAAAGCCTTATGAGATTAATAAACATGTGGCAGATGAACTCAACAAGTCCTTCTAAAGTTGGAAAAGGTGTGTTTGGAACTGAGGTAATGCCCACAGCACCAAAGGTAAGTTTGAATCTTACCAATACTACCACACTTACTTTGGACGGAAGAATACTAGCACTTTCTATGAAAAAGTACATGGTAGAAGATATGAATAACGCCAAAAGCACTTTAGGTGCTACAGGTAGTGTAATTTAAGGAGACTATAGATGAGTGATTGGACGCTTGGCGGAACCCGCATTTTTGTACAAGAACTGTCAGATGCAGTAAAAAGCATACTAGCTAAACTACAACCTCTGGCAGGTGGAACTGTTCCACAATCTTTTGGATATGAGACAAATCAGATTAAGTTATCTGGTCTTATTGTTGGAGAAGCTGATAAGTTACATCTTAAGTCTCTTACCACCAGTGGAAGTGTGTCATTTGAACTGATGTCTCCAGAGGGAGATCTAGGAGACTTTTTTATAGAGGCTGTCTCTACAAAGAGAGAAAGAACCATATCCCAGACTATAAGACAAGATTTAGACTGTGCTTCTCCCGTCTTTACTGTAGAAATAGAACTGCTAGAGGATGTGTAGTGAAAACTCTTTATGGCTCAGTAACTGGTACTACCGGATTACTGTCTATTAATGTTTCTAATGGTCATTCAACTCAGATGGCTAATGCTACCATAGAATGTCGTTCTACATCTCTGGATATTGGAGACGATATAACCGTAGATTTGGGTTACACAGATGATCATGGACTTGTTTTTACTGGCTATGTAAAGGTTATAGAGGAACAGGGAAAACCAAACTCAATTACTATAACTGCTTCAGACGAACTTGTAAGAGCCGCAGATTTCTTTATTGTAACTACTAATCCAACAACACCACTAAAAGTTCAGAATAAATCTCCAGAAGATATAATAGAGCAATTACTGGACCTAGCGGGAATATCCGACTTTGAATATGATTCAAGTAGTTATGTATGGGGAGTTGCTGGAGCCATCACAATAGATTGTGTAAGTGTTTATGACTATTCAAAGATGCTTGCTGACCTTATAGCTTGGCAATTCTGGGCAGATGAAACCGGAACAGTGATGTTCAAGGATAGAAGACCTTATCCTATGGGGGGTGATTCATCCATTGGAACAATCTGGGATAATGAGATAATAACAATAAAGGACTGGAAGAATGATAGGTCACTTAGGAATAAAGTGGTATTTTGGGGAGCCACAGGAATATATGCCGAAGCAAGTGACCCTGATTGTCCTTATGTTCCTGATGGATTCTTCAAAACTGCGGTAGCATCTTCTCCTATTATAGATGACCAGGATATGGCTCAGTTAGCTTGTGATTTCAACTTAGAAGTATATAACAGACTTGCTAGGGGATATACGGCAACTATAATTGGGGATCATGGATATAATTCAAGAAGGGTATGCCATCTGGATAGAACTAATGAGGATGTGTATATTTTTTCAGCGGAACATTCTTGGGGTAAGAGCGGGTATGTAACAAACTTGGAATTGAGGAAAGAATGAATGTAGATGTATATTTGAATGGAAACAACATATCCCAATACACCGTAAAATATACCAGAGAGAGTAAAATATGCAGTGGCATTGGAACTCTGGAACTATCTCTCAGTCAAAATTTTACTGGGGAGATATTTACTTGGGATACCATTACCATATATGAGGAGGATGAACTTGCTGGTACTTACTCAGTAAGCGAGGTGTCCTATGACGAACCTGAGTACCTTATAAATATAGCTGCTCAAGATGATTCCAAGAGACTTCAGGACTATTTTATAGCAGAAAGATATGAGATAAAGTACATATCTACCAATCTATACTGGATTGAGAAATTTCTTGCTGAGGCAGGAATTACTTATGTAGTTGAAACAGGAACAACTGCCGTTTACTTACAAGCAGACACATCCATTGGCCCAATAGGTGCTTATGAGGAAATAATACAACTTCTTCAAATGGGGGGTCTATACATACACTTTACAGAAGATAACACCTGTAGAATAGGAAAACTAAGCAAGGACTTATCTATTCCAGATTATAGATTTGATGAAGAAGATGTTCTTTCTATCAAAACAACCAAAGATGATAGGATGCTTAGAAATAGAGCGGTGGTATGGGGAAAGGGGGATCCGTCAGCCAAGAACTGGATATTTGCAGATGTATCCAGGGATACCACCTGGAACTATGATTCCAATGACAAGAGAGCTGGAGTTCTTGCTAACTCATCTATTCCTAGTTTTGGTTCAGCCTATGCAATGGCTACCAAGATGTTGGATGAATTTGCTAGAATAACCTTTACCAAGACCATTACTGTTCATGGTGCAAGGGGGGTAACTATTGGAGATATAGTATTTATAGATACACCAGTGTTCTGCGGCTCTGGCTTAGTAACTACTGCTGGAACCAGTATGTCGTCCAGTGGACTTATAACCAATATTACACTAGATGAGAGATGCCCAAGACTATTTGACTACTTTGGACTGAAAGACTATGTTTATGTTGGTATGAATGGAGATGGAGTTTGGAGAAAGAAACTGGATGAGTGGGAGTGGGAAAACTACTCTACCGGACTGACCGATTTAGTTGTAACAGACCTTTATAAGAATAATGGTATTCTATCTTGTGTGACAGAGAATGGATACCTGTTCAGAAGAAATGAGTATTCCTCTTCATGGACTCAGGTACCCCTTTCCGGTCTGTCAATAACCGTTTCTGGAGAAGATACTCAAATCACCGAAGGACTTAAAGCAAGAGCCGTAACTCAGGACAGATTTACTAATATTATCCATGCAATCGTTGATAATAGAGAAGAAAATAATAGAAGAGAGTACGGGGTTAGTTCTTCAGGACTAATGAGTGAGATATATAACTCTGATGAAGAGTATTGTTGGGTAGTAGATGTTAGTCCATATAATGGAACTATTATAGATGTGAGTCAAGTAACTCTATCCGGAGCGTCCATATCGGGGATTACATTTTCAGGATCAACCATATCTGGAGTTGATCATATACTTGGGTTTGATATTGATAATGATGGAAAGAACGATTATATTTCTGTTGCAGCAATTGAATCTGGAACTGCTCCTAGTGATATAGATATTGGTTGGGATGGAGAACAGTATAGTTTTGGTAGTAAAATGCATACAAGAAATGGAAGTTCTCCAATGTATACTTCCCTTATGGATAGTAAAAATTATAATGATTCTGGTCAATCACTTGATTCAGGTCTTCTAGGAAGTGTTTATGCAGAATCCATATTCTTAATAGACGATAAAGATGATAGGGGTCTAGCATACCTTACAGAATCAAGACAACTTTACTGGATTCCAATAAATACAACTGATGGTAGCCTTAGTTGGGGGTCATCAAAAAATCATACAGCAACCCTAACCTTTGGTGATGGGGCTTCTTACTATGTTCGTATTCTTGCTATTAGAAGAGACCCAAGTGATAAAAACATTTTTAATATTTATTATTATTATACAGACCCAACATATGATGAGCTATGGAAATGTACTGTAAACTTTACTACATCATCCCATACAAATACTTTAATAGTACACCCATTTGTTAAACCATACTTTGATTATCCTACTGGTTTTACTCCATATTGGGCAGCAGAAAGAGAAATAATGAGGGATAAAGATTGGTATATACTAAAAACAGAAGTAATATCAACCCTTACTCACTATAAAGTATACTATGTTGATTTTGTTACTGAAACACAAACCTGTATATTTGACTATACACTTTCGGCAAGTAACATAACTCCTGGTAATATATTTTATTGGGGAACAAGTAAAACTTGTAAATTTACTCCTATGTTATGTTCTACTATTAATGGGGGTTGGGATATAAACTTTGGTTATTTAGGTGCTGGTGGTGACTTACACCTAGTAACAAGAACTATTGATAAAATAGTATGTTATCAACCATATTCAGCAGCTTATCTGGCGGCACATGGTGTATCTTTTTCGGATATTGTATTCAAATCTCAAGGAGACATAACTCAGGTAAGTTTTGATTACTTTGGAAGAAAAATGTGGGTAGAATACTCCATACCAGTAATATCCAAATATGTAACAGATGAGGTAGCTATTACTTACGAAGGATATAGCACTCGTGGAACCCCTATACTGGATGGTGGACCTGATGATACTTACTATACTGACGAAAAGTATGAGTTTCAAAATGGAGCAAGTTCAGAAAATATTAGTCAAATATATGGACAAACATACGGTCTAAATGGATTAGCAACGACTTGGCACTGGGTAAATGCAATAACAGGAACATCTACTGGTGATGTTACAGCACCATCTGGATATACTTTACACGGTGTTTATTGTACATTAGATAGTGTACATAATTATGCCTATATTCAGGCAGTTAGAGATTCCGATAGTGTTAAAGTAATTCTTGCCCTAGATTCAAGTAATACAATTAAAAGAGAAATACTTTATAATTGGTATGAAAATGCTAGTTATCCAAACGCAGTATTAAAATCTTTTGGGAACTTCCTTATTTGGATGAGAAATTATTCAACAGATAAATATGGACACGACTACACATATGCTCATACCTCAGATATCGGAAGTTGTCAAGTAAGAATACACTACCTAAACAACGATACTGGGGTAGATTTACCAGAATCAACTGGAGGTGGAAGTATTATTTTCCTTGTGGCCAGGAAGGAAGAGGACTACTATGAAGTAGTTCAGTCTGGAATTATTTTACCCTATCGTATTGATTTATCACTTGATAACCCAATGGTAGTAGTAACTTCTGGAGAATTGGGAGCTGGCTTTATAGAGACTCTTCCAGGAAATGCTCACTATATGTCAGATAACGCAGACCTTGCACTTATAAATGATTTCAGATATACTACAATAAATGATACTACTTCTGGACTAATAAAGCAATTTTATTACTCAAGAGAGGAGAATCTTTTATCACTAAACATAACCGACCTTACTGTTATTGACTGGGACGCATATGTTATAGAATCAGTTACAGCAAGTGGAATAGTTGGAAAAATAGAGACATCAAACCATCAACTTCCATACCAGTACTTATTTGTAAGTACGGAACCAGCACCTGAAGAACCTGGATACTCACGGTTCTTCCAGACAGATCCAATGTCAGGACTATCATTCATAGAGTTCACTGAGGGTCTTCCTTCAGGTCTTATAAACATAATCAGAATAGACGATAGGATATAACGAATGTTTGAATACGAAGCCACAATCATAGAAATGATAAATTCAGCCATAAGGATGCAGAAGGTGCAACCTTTGACCCTTGGAGGTGTTTCCGCAAGCGGTGGGGGCGTTGGTGGCCCTCCTGGAGGGTTCCTTGGGCTATTACCGCAAACAGCAGTAGCTTATGATATGTCAGAGGAAGCCTCAGCGGATATTCCGGTATCAGGAACTCTATTGGACAACCTTAATCACCTAAGATACCTTATAGCTAATATATCTGGTGGAGGAGGAGGTCATACAATAGAGGAGGAGGGTTCCCCACTTACCCAAAGGACAAAACTTAACTTTGTAGGAACCACAGTCACAGTTACGGATGATCCTGGTGATAATGCCACCGTAGTTACAATTACCGCTTCTGGGGGTGGTTATAGTCATCCAAATCATACTGGTGAGGTTACTAGTATAGGGGATGGTGTTACAAGTATAGCTTTGGATGCTGTAACTAATACTAAACTTGCTAATATGGCTCAAAACACCATAAAAGGGCGAGTAACAACAAGTACAGGAGACCCAGAAGATTTAACAGCTACAAATGTTAGAACTATTATTAATGTAGCAGATGGAGCCACAGCAAATGCTAAAGCAACAGCAACAGAAGTAGATACTGGTGCTGATGATACTAAATTTACTACCACTGCTGCTATTGCTGGAAGTCATAATGTACCTCATGTTGTTCCTGGTTCTGATGGAAATGTATTAACTTCTAATGGTACTGATTGGATTAGTGAAACACCAAGTGGGGGCGGGCATACAATTCAAGATGAAGGAGTTTCTAAAACACAAAGAACTAAACTTAATTTTGTTGGTTCTAGTGTTATAGTTACAGATGATTCTGGAAATGATGCTACAATCGTTACTGTTAGTATTAGTGGTGGAGGTGGAGGACATACTATTGAGGACGAAGGAACAGCTCTTACTTCGAGAACAAAACTCAACTTTGTTGGTTCTGGTGTAACTGTAACAGATGATGTTGCTAATGATAGAACTATTGTAACTATATCTGGTTACTCGGTATTTACTGACCAAGCTGGAGGAACGGGAGATACCTACGGTACTCTTTCTGGAGCCAGAAATAGTGTAAACACTGAATATACTGTATCACAGGGTTCCTATGCCTCAGGTACTCTAACTGCATATCTAAATGGACAATTACAAACTCAGGGAACTTCTGAGGACTGGCATGAGAATGACCCAGCCACAGGTACATTCCATTTTACTACTGCTCCGGCTTCTACAGACCAAATAACTGCTATTTATGGTACAGCATCTTATGGAGGTGGTGGAGGATCTGGAGGTCCTCCTGGATTCCAAACTCTAACGCCCGGAACTACTATAGATTGGGATTTATCTCTTGGAAGTGCTAGAGTTACAGTAAGTGGTGAAATGACCATGAACGCTCCTACAAACTTGGGAGATGGAGAGCATTACTTTCTAAGTGTTGTACAATATTCTGGGGTAGGAAATAATACATTATTATGGGATGATACTTATAAATTCTCTAGTAATACTCCACCTACTCTTTCTGTGTATAAAGGAAGAGAGGATATTATCCCATTTGAATGTGATGGAGACTATATGTACGGTATGGGCATTATAACTAATCTAACTAATGAAGAACCGGACCTAGAGTATCTAACTAACCTTGTTCTATGGTTCAAAGCCGATGCACAAGTATATTCAGATAATGGTACTACACCATGTACAAATGGAGATACTGTTTATAGATGGGACGACCAAAGTGGAAACAGTTTTGATGCAATACAGACTACTTCAACAAATAGACCTACTTGGAGAACCAATGTAATAGGAACTAAACCTGCTATTGATTTTGACGGAGTAGATAATGTTCTTGCTATAACATCAGACCTAGATGGTACTGGAGATGATCTATCATTCTTTATTGTTATAGTTCCAGATGATACTGCTCCTATTGGTATATTTGACTCCGGTGATGAAGACTCTATTAGAAACTTCTCTACAGGACAATGGGATTGGTTCAGTGGTTCACCTTATGTGGATATGGATTTGGGAGATACAAATCCAGTATTACTTGAATTCATCCACACTATGGCCCCTAACAGGGCAATAACATACTATAAGAATGGTACTTGGGTATCTGATAATCCAACAGGTGATAGCAGTACAACTCTTTGGGAAACTCTAGCCGCCATCGGTTCAATTAACTTTGGATATGATTATTACGATGGAGATATTGCAGAGTTTATTTTATATAAAGAAGCTGTTGGTACTACAACCAGACAGGATATTGAGACTTACCTAAAAGCTAAGTACGGGATAGCATAATGGGACAAACTAAATTAAAAGGAACTCAATTTGAAGCATTTCCAATAAACTCTGTGTTTATTGCAATTGTAGCTACTGACCCTAATACCTTATTGGGATATGGTACATGGTCAGCTATTGCTACTGGTAGAGTACTGGTAGGTTATGATTCTGGGGATACTGATTTTGATGCGGCAGAGCATACTGGTGGTTCAAAGGTTACTGACGTAACTCATACACATAGTCTTTCAGCACATACACATACGATAGCACACACGCACTCTCATTCCCATACTCACAGTATGGCTCATACCCACTCATTTTCCCATACTCATGCAACAGCCGCCGCCAGTGCAGGAATACAGGCATATGGAGCTACAGCCTCTACATTAACTCTAGCGGCACACACACATATTACCAACTCACAGAGTACAACTGCTACCAGTGCCGCAAGTTCTACTGTAACAAGTGAAGCAAGTACAACAGCTACAAGTGCGGCAAGCACCACAGCATCTGGTTCACCTTCTACTGACCAGACTAACAGTAGTGGAAGTACGACACAAAGTGTTATGAACCCATACTTTGTAGTATGGATGTGGAAAAGGACAGCCTAAAAACTAAAAAGTATGGTATAATATAGGGAAAAAAGGAGTTACAATGACAGACGAAGTAAAAATTACAATAGGAGTTCCCAATACTGGGAGCATCAAGACAAACACGGCACTATCTTTAATATCAATAGTAGGTTCTTCACAGTGGCCTACTCATACACACTTTCAAAGTGGGTGCTATGTACATGAAAATAGAGAGAAGATAGTTCTAGCCGCTCAAGCGGCAGGGTCAAGCCACCTGTTCTTTCTGGACTCAGATATGTTTCCGGATGATGATGTGGTAATAAAATTATTGGCACATAACAAGGATGTGGTGGGTGTCCACTATAATCAGAGGGGATTTCCGCTAATAAGTACAGTGAAGTTTGCCGATGAGAATGAGGAGATATATCCAGTACAGGGATTACCGGATACTTTGTTCCCTTGCTATGCAGTTGGAACGGGTTGTATGCTAATAAATTTACGAGTATTTGATATTATAGCTAAACCTTGGTTCTCCTTCGATACTTATCATGGGGATATACTCGGAGAGGACATATGGTTCTGCCGACAGGTAAAAAGAGCTGGATTAGAAGTTTGGTGTGATCCAACTATCAAAGTAGGACATATTGGAGACTATGAATACTAAAGTGGTATAATTACTTGAGGAATAAAGAAGAAACAAATAACACTAGGAGGTTAAAAGTTTATGAATACCTTATCAGTATCTTATGTACCACAGTTAGGTATAGAAGCAGATGAACATAATAATGATTGTGGAGCATCGAGTTCTTTAATGCTACTTAGAAGTTATTCTTTAGCAAAAGAAGTTACTGTAGACCAAATCTATAACCTTATTAAACCATCAGGCGATTCTGCTTTAAGTGCTGGTGAGTTACAAGTTAGGATGGCATCTGACTTGGAACTACAGAAATGTAACTACTGGAATTTCAGTTGCAACATCTGGATTAAAAACCTTAAAATTCCAACTAGATGGAAAACATGCCAGTTCAACTAACTATGCCGGATATATTGTGTATGCTGCTCTTTGGAGAACAGCCTAATAAAATAACCATCTAACCAATTACTATGATATAATTGAATGAGGAGTAAAAAAACATGACTGATATAAGAGTAAAAGGTATTGATGTAAGTCACTGGCAAGGTTTGGTAAATTGGGAACAAGCCAAACGCAACGGGGCTAAATTCATGTTTGCAAAAGCCAGCCAATGGGTAATAGACCCCATGTTCAAAGAGAATTGGAAGAACGCCAAGGCGGTTGGCTTGCCCCGTGGTGCTTATCACTATTTGGATTGGGGTTTGAGTGAACTGACCCAAGCTAAAATCTTCTGTGATGCTATGGATGGGGATTGGGGCGAGTTACCACCCGTTTGTGATTTTGAGATGGACCCGAAACCTTTTGGGTTGAGTGCCGCAGTAGCAAACGGAAAGCTCTGGAATTTTGTGACCCAGGTAGAGAAGCTTACACATAAAATTCCAATGATATATACAGGTTACTATTATTGGAATGATTGGGGAAGCACTGGAATAAACTGGGCACGTTTTCCTCTATGGCTTCCTTGGTATGCCAGCGAATTGTATATCCATCTTCGTACCCTGACCAATACCGGAACAGGTGCTCCTAAGCCTTGGAAAGACAAGGACTTTTGGCAACGTACAGACCGTGCCAATGGCATAGACTACGGTTGCCAAAGTAAGCAAGTAGATGAAAGCCTCTTCAAAGGAGACGAAATTACTCTGGCACAGTTCTGTGGTGGAAGTTTACCACCCCCTACCCCACAGCCAGTTGGCTTGAAGTTCATTCTCAAGAACAATGCCAACATTAGATCTGGGCCTTCTACCTATTATCCAGTCGTTCGTATTGAAAAGACAGGTACTGTTATCACACTAAAAAGCACAACTGTGACCAATACCTATGCTCAATTGATTGATGGAAATTGGGTAACATTTTCATTTTTATTGCCCGTATAGGCTTGTGGGCAAATCATAGGAGCATAACATGACAGCTAACGAAAAGAACAACGAAAAATCTCAATTAGACAGAATTGAGGATGCAATATCAGGAAATGGTCGGGAGGGTCTTTTAGATAGAACAGCTAGAATAGAGGAAAGAATTGTGTCAATAGCCTGTCTAGCAGAGGAT